CTCAGACTGACAATATGCTGTCCAAAGTGGATGCATGCTGCCATATCGTAGGACGAAGGATCGTTGAAGGTGATGGTCCTAGATGGACTACTACCGATAGTGCAATCCCAAGTATCTCTGTCCAACATAAGGAGAGCCACTGGAAATACCTCCTCTTCAGCGTCGAGGGGGGTTCCATAATGATCTCCATTCAAGTTGTACACAGTCATGAGGTCTATTTCACCAGCGTCTATTAGTTCATGAAAGACATCGCTAGTGAATACATCTCTCAGTGTGGGATTCTTGCCGAGCACGAGCAGCCTCGCTTTCGCTCCAGCGGAACGCCCCATTCTTGTGTAACAATTTCCATCCTCCAAACAATCAGCACTAAAGGTGGTGCCTATGATGAAATTTGGCTTTGTCAACACAATCTGGTACAAAGGAGTGCCTATATCCCCGTCCATGACATAATGTCTTGAACCGGGCAACCTGGCAAATCTCAATGACCAGTTGATCCTGTGTCCCTCTTCGATCCAAGCATTCAAGTCCACAATAGTGACATGTTTGCTCGCCTCTCCGGCTTCAGGACAAATTAGGGTAGAGTACACATGGTCAGGACTCTTCTTCATGCTACTCACATAACTCTGAGCAGCTGGAGTAGCCACGTCTTCTTCACTCATCATCGTCCCGGCTGGTCTGGGCCTAATGATGCAGTAAATCAACAAAGGCGCATTATTTCCAGGAATTAGATGAAGACCTGTGTCGGGCACATTGAATAGACGTGAGCTCTTTTGAGCGTTGGACCAAAGATATGAGCTGTTCAGGGTAGTAAGTGAAATACCAAATTCCGTGGGAGAAGCTCCCACCGACAAATTGTTCAAGTAAACCACTATAGCAAAGCCCTGTGTATCAGTACACGGCAATGGTTCTTTGGGCACCACAAAATACTCTCCAGCAGGCACGGACAGAACATTGTATGGTGTGGTGTTGACCGCGTCAGTTGTAGGGACGATGATCGCCCCTGGAGCCCCAGGCTGGTTTTGCAGAATAAGCTCATCCGCATATTGGTAATCCAACGACACGCCCTCCGGCATATCGTTTTGGATAGACGTGATATTGCACGCAGCCGAAAAAACTGCTGTGAAATACACTGTCTGAAACCCTTGCGGTTGTCCCGCTGCAACAACTGCACTGATAGTGTGGTTCGAACTGTTGTAGCTAATTGTGCACCCGTTTTTGACACCGGTGATATTAGACACATTGCCTGTATACGCATCATCGAATTTGGATGCCAATTGAAACACTATTGTTGAGCCTGTAGGGCCCACATAAGTGTATGACTCAATTCTACAAGGAGTGGCTGTACCACATCGCATTCGTTCCTGAGTGGGAGTGTAATACCCCCCAAGTTTCGAGAACACGAAATGGTTCGGATCTGCTCTGTTACCTGCGTCAGAAGTATACGAATCTACAATCATTCCCTGTGTGCTAGACACCACAGTACAGTTTGGCGTAGGGGCAGCAGTTGGGGACGCTGTTGAAACAGCCACTGTAGGCGCTGACGTTGGCGCCACTGGTGGCAATGTAGGACCTATTGTACTAGCAACGGTAGGAGCTCCTGTTACCCAGGACAACAAAGTTGAAGCTGTGGTTGGAGCGGCTGTTGCTGGTGCCGTGGTGGTCGGAGCTGCCGTAGGTTGATTCGTGACGGGTACAGTAGTAGCATCCTCATCATCAATCGGTGGTGGAGCTGGATAGGGAAAAGGTCCCGGATTTTCTCCGTTACTATCCCCTGTAGGCTGCACTATTCCCACCATTGGAGCAAATGCATCGATAGCGTTGGGCTCGGAGAAAGGTTCATCCGTTCCCACGCACGCATCCAGTGACACCATAGGAACTGTGTGAGGGAACTCACACAAATGCGTGGATGCCATAGGCTTAGGCGGAACTGCTTCTTTAATCTCCAAATACCTGGACACCAAATCGCATTCGTCGAAGTATTGCATATTGGGGGCCGCTTTGGCGCTCATTCGCAACCACACGATGCCCTCATTATCTCCAATCTCATTGGGTTTTTGCAAACACGTCACTGTGATAGCTCCTGTGTCTCTTCGAGAGTCGAAGCTTTCACACATGTTGCGAATTCCCCCGTCTTCAC